CCGGTACTACTCAATGGTGGTCGCATTGCGGCCACTCTCCTTGTTGCTTGGGCGGCTCTGGCTGCCTGGATAATCACTGCATGCTTACAGGATGCAGTCATCCCTATGCTGCTAATACCCCTTTGGGTAATCAGCGTCCATCTATACTACCGGAGTAACGTTATTAAGCGTAGGGGTCGCCTCTTCACTCGGGCCACTCGCCAACACTTAGCTCGACGCAAAAATCTCGCAGCTAAGGATTTATACGGTTTTTGTTATGCCAGGACTACCAAGGAAGCGCAAGGCTATGGGCCGTTCCCTCCCTTCTGGGCGGTGGCTCACTTATTAAACAATGACCGAATTTTGGTTTTGGACAATCCTCGTCGCCCCGAACCCTGGATCCATGCCGTCCTCCCTGGGGCTAGGATTCCACCATCTCTACGAAGCGGCTTAAGATTAGCAACCGAATTGCTTCCACAAGGCCACTTCCTACGAGTCGGGTATTTAGATACCTTTAATGTCAGCACGGAGTCACGTGACCGTTCTCAGGAACAAGACATCGTCGCTGAGCACACTTCTAGGGCGTGTCCTAACCTCAATAACGTCCGCTTCGTGGCGGATGAAGCCCTCTTTTCAGCTTCGGTACCCCAAGGTACTCCCGTACTTTCTCCAAATACTGTACCTCGCCAATTGGCCGCTGAGGCCCCTGTAATTACTGCTAACCAACACCACATCCAGTGGTCTAGGAATAGTCAGTTTACCCGCGAATACCCTTGGGATGCCCGTCGCTTGGTGGAACGCTTCTCTTCCTCCCCCCCGACCATATTGCTCGAGGAAGAGAGGCATCTACCTGGAGCTTGGGCCATCACTCTCCGTGAAGAAAGTCGCCACATTAAGGACTTTGTTGGGAAGTTGGCTCCCTTAGATGGGGGCGCCACTAACCCACTTTATACAATCTATCAGTCTGATGTGGCTACGGACTTGGCTAAGAAGTTAGACACCACCTTGGCTCGCTTCCGCTCTACGGGCAAAAGAGGAGATAAGCTTATCACTGGCTGGGAAGCAGAATCACCCGCTCGAGTGGCCAAGTATCGAGGATATGCAGCGCTCGAAGTACATGGGCAACGGTATTTTACTTTCTTTTATAATTTGTGGACTTTGTACTTTTCTGCCATGCTCGAGGAGACTCTCCCCTCTGCTCCTGTCCCTGATGCCGATACTTATGCTTGGCGAGCACCAGTGCATTTTAGCACAATTGAGAACCCAGATGTTGCGCGCAACGCTGATCTTGTTGGTTCCGTGCCCGCCACATTTGAGGTACAGCATCTTAGTGCCAAATCGGTTGCCTTACCTCAACTCCCTCCAGCTCCTCCTACTGGTGTAGAAGGTGAGGGAGTATTTTGGGACAATGGTGGCGAAGGTCTACAACAGGTAGCAGATGGTGAGGCCGTATTTGTTGACGCCGACGGTCTATCAAAAGAACAGATTGCTCTATGCATCCGTGCTTTTGCC